TTCAGATGATTATCGTGTTACAATACCGACTGGTATTGATATGATTGATGATGTTCTGGAGGGCGGTATTGCAAAAGGCGAACTTGGTGTTATTATTGGTCCTTCATCGTTTGGAAAAGTCCAGCCATACCATTCTAAAGTTTTCACTCCTTATGGTGTAAAACACATGGGTGATATAAAAGTAGGAGATGATGTATTAGGAGAGGATGGACTTCCACACAAGGTAACAAATGTGTTCCCTCATAAGAATTGGCAATTTTATAAAGTTACATTTAGTGATGGTAGTTACACAGAATGTGGTAAAGAACATTTATGGAGTGTAAGTGAAAATGGTGGGGATGATAAAGTTTTATCTTTAGATGAAATATTGGAGAAGGGTTTATACAAAGGAAATGAACCTATGTTTTCAATTCCTCTTACAGCTCCTGTTGATTTTTATCCTAAAAATATACAAATTAAACCTTATGAAATGGGTTTATATATTGCAAATGAAGAAGATAGAGTAATAAAGAATATTGGTGAATTTAAAGCAACAGGAATTAGATATGAATATCTATATAACATACTATCTGTACGTATCTCATTATTGAATGGAATGATGGATGGTGGTGGATATGTAGATGAAGAAGGTAAGACATGGTTTACTACACGTCACAAAGAGTTATTAAATGATTTTGATTTGTTGGTCAATTCGTTAGGTGGTATTACATCTTATGAGAAAGACGATAATGACATATATAAAGTTCTTGTTAAAATATATTCAACTGATATAAAGATATTTGGTAGAGAAGAAGAACAAAATAAAGTAATATATCCATCAAAAGAGGAATGTAGAAGATACATTATTTCTGTATCTCCATACTCTATTTGTGATGGACAATGTATCATGGTTGATTCAGAATCTCATCTTTATCTGACAGATTACTTCATTGTTACACATAATACTTCAATGACAACAGCAATTGCTGGTCATGCAGCTGCAAATGGTAAGAAGGTACTACAAATTGTATTCGAGGATAGAATTAAGCAGATACAGCGCAAGCATTTGGCTCGTATTACTGATATTGAAGCAAAGGACTTAAGTAAACCAGATTATGTTGAGTTTGTAAAGAATCAATTATCTCATTACAAAGAGGATTATCCTGAACTTATCAAAAATCTAAGGATAAATCGTTTCCCAAGTGGTGAGAAAACAGCGTGGGATATTGAACGATATATTAAAAAGCAAATAAACAACGGATTCAGACCAGACCTCGTTATAGTTGACTACTTTGAATGCCTCGAACATAAGGGAGATGCGAATACTCAAAGCGAATGGGAGAAAGAAGGAAAGACTATGAGAAAATTTGAAGCTATGGCAGGCGAAATGGATATGGCTTTCTGGATTCCTTTACAAGGTACTAAAGATTCTGTTAATGCCGAACTCGTTACAATGGATAAGGCTGGAGGTTCATTCAAAAAGATTCAGGTTGCACACGTAGTAATGTCAATTGCCAGAACTATTGAAGATATCGAAGACAATAAAGCTACTATAGCAATTCTTAAAAACAGAGCAGGTAAGGCAGGAAAAGTTTTTGATGGAATAGAGTTTAACAATGGCACTTGTAGAATATCATGTGATAACGTCAACGTAGTAGATAGTTTATCTCAATGGGATAAAGACAAACAAGTAAAAAAACAAGATTTTGCTAATAGTATAGCTAAACGTGTTTTTGAAAATAACACCTAAAAATAATAGGTTGAAAAAATTTCAAAATTAATCTGACTGATTATCTGCATATTGCGTGATAATGGTCAGATTTTTTTAATCGAAACATGAAATATATCATATTTATTTCTACAACGTTGGTTAAAAATAATGATATCAGTAATAAGAAATAATTAAATTTATAAAAACATATAATGTTAGTTCGTAAAAGAGATAATACACTTGAAAAATTCCATTTTGGAAAAATAGAAAAAGCCATTGAGAGTGCTTTTGATTCTTGTAAAAAACATATTGAAAACACTAAAACAGGTAGTTTTGAAGATATCAAGAAAAATGCTGTAGAAAATATTATAGCATGTTTAAAGAACGTTTATAATGAAGAAAGTGATTCAACTGTAGATGTTGAAGAGATACAAGATAACGTAGAAAGATGCCTTATGTCATCTGATTATCAGGATGTTGCAAAATCTTATATCATCTATAGATATATGCATAAATTGGTACGTGATAATCAAAGCAAACTGACTAAGAGTTTAAAGAAGAAACTTTTGGCAGAGGATGTACAGAACCAAAATGCAAATGTTGATGAATACTCATTTGGTGGAAGAATGGGCGAAGCAAGTAGACTTGTTACAAAGCAGTATGCACTTGACTTCTGTATGAGTAGAAAAGCGAGAAGAAATCATGAAAACAATGAGATTTATATTCATGACCTTGATTCATACGCTGTAGGTATGACTAACTGTTTAACCAGTCCATTGGATGATTTGCTTAATAATGGTTTCAACACAAGACAGACCGATGTAAGACCTGCAAATTCACTTAATACAGCATTCCAATTAGTAGCTGTTATATTCCAATTACAATCATTACAGCAGTTTGGTGGTGTCAGTGGTAGTCATTTGGATTGGACAATGGTTAAGTTCTTTAGAAAGAGCTTTATGAAGCATTATATAAATGCATACATCAAACAGAGTAATAAATTCTATAATTCAGATATTATCAATATCGCTTCAGAATTTTATAAAGATAAAAACGGCTTAGAAAGAACTTCACTTGATAAATTTATTAAGGATTACAAGAACGAGTTCTTTAAAGAAACAGGTTTATCTGAAGAAGATTTTACTCTTGACAATAAAGATAAGTTAGATGCAAAACTTTATCAAAGTGCATTGTTTGATACACTTAATGAACTCAATCAAGCAGTAGAGGGTCTATATCACAACTTAAATACACTACAAAGTAGAAGTGGTAATCAGTTACCATTTACATCTATCAACTATGGTACTTGTACACTTCCAGAGGGAAGATTAGTTATTCAAGCTCTTTTACAAGGCTCTATTAAGGGTGTAGGTAAATTCCATAAGACAGCTATATTCCCTTGTAGTATCTTCCAATGTATGAAGGGTGTTAATAGAAAAGAAGGCGACCCTAACTATGACCTTTATAAGTTGGCACTCAAATCAACATCTATGCGTATATATCCTAATTACGTAAACGTAGACTGGTCTGTTAATGAGGGATATGATAAGAATGACCCACGTACTTATACTTCTACGATGGGTTGTCATGCAAAAGATACACCTATAGTAATGGCAGACGGAACAAGAAAAATGGTTCAAGATATTAAGGTAGGTGATATATTAATGGGTGTTAGCGGTCAAACGAGAGTTGTTGAATCCTTGATAAGAGGAAATGATAAGCTTTTTAAAGTTAATCAGAGTAGAGCAGAGTCTTATATTGTAAATGAGGGACACGTTTTATCACTTATTTATATCGGTGAAGAAACATATAAGGACATAGAATATGGTATGACAGTTAATATAACCGTACATGATTTTATGAATCTTTCCGAAGATATGAAATCTAATTTTAACGGTTATAAAGAAGATGGTACACTTTCAAAGATAACTATTACCGAAGACGAAGTGGATGACTTCTATGGTTTTGAGTTAGATGGCGATAGACTCTATTTAATGGATGATGGCACGGTAACTCATAATTGTCGTACATATAACGGTAAAGATATTAATGCTGACGAGGGTCAGAATCCTCAGATTAAGGATGGACGTGGTAATCTTGCACCAGTTACTGTAATTATGCCGACATTGGCTATGGAGGTTAAGGAATCACTAAAGGGTACTGAATATACAAAAGATGATATTACAAAAGCCTTTATGAAACTTCTTGATAAGAAGATAAGTGAATCTAAGGATATGCTTCTTGAAAGATTTGAGTGGATGTGCAAACAAAGTCCTGCTTCTGCTAAGTTTATGTGGGAAAATAATACAATGCTTGGTTATAAAGAAGAAGAAGGTATACGTTCAGCATTAAAGCATGGCACATTGGCTATTGGTCAGTTAGGACTTGCTGAAACACTTCAAATTCTGATAGGTAAGAATCACGTTTCAGAAGAGGGTATGGCTCTTGCAAAGGAAATAGAAGGTTTATTCAACAAGAGAGCAGCTGAATACAAGAATAAGTATAAACTTAACTTTGGTGTATACTATACTCCTGCAGAGAATCTATGCTATACAGCTATGAAGAATTTCAAAGATATGTATGGTGATGTTGAGAATGTAACATATATCAATTTACCAGAGAAGGATAAACATGGTAATATCATGTATGATGAGAATAGAAAGATTAAATTCAAGCGTCATGATAAATGTTATTTTACTAACTCTATACATGTTCCTGTTTGGGAGGAGATGACACCATTTGAGAAGATTGACATTGAAGCGCAATTAGTTAATTATTCAAATGCTGGGTGTATTACTTATGTAGAGTTACCATCTTCAACTAAGAATAATATAGAGGCACTTGAAACTATTGTTAATTATGCAATGGATAATGATATCCCATATTTCGCAATAAACGTCCCTATTGACACTTGTGAAGATTGTGGATATTGTGGAGATATTGGTGATGTTTGCCCTGTTTGTGGTAGTACACACATCTCTCATCTTAGACGTGTAACTGGATATCTTACAGGTGACTATAAGTCAGCATTTAATCCAGGCAAGCAAGAAGAATCAGATGATAGAGTTAAACATATAAAGAAGTTTTAAATTACGTGGTGGTGGTTAATAGCCATCACCATCTAAAAAGTTTAAAGTTATGAATATAAGTGGGATAAGTTATCCAGATATTAACAACGGATTAGGGTGCCGTGTAACCTTATGGGTTTCTGGGTGTAATCATCAGTGTGTGGGATGTCATAATCAAAATACTTGGGACAAAGACAGTGGAAGAGTATTTAGTGATGAAGACAAAGAGATAATATTCAGGGTGCTGTCAAAACCTTATATCAAAGGACTGACTTTATCAGGAGGAGACCCGTTAGGCTTCTACTTTAAAGAGGTATTGAAGTTTTGTGAGACTGTGAAAGAGAGGTTTCCAGACAAGGATATATGGTGTTACACAGGTTACACCCTGAAAGAAATTAAAGAATGTTACAGAAAGGAAATACTTCCTTATATAGATGTTTTGGTAGATGGACGCTATATAGAAGATAAAAGAGATACAACTTTATCTTTTAGAGGGTCTAAAAATCAAATTATATGGGAGAAAGATAATAAAGGAGATTTTTATCAAAGCAGTCTAAACCAATGAAAAACACATGGCACGTAAAGAAATTTACGTGCCTTTTTTATTATTATATACAAATGTCAAAATAAAAAGTTATTTTTTATAATAATAAAAAATATCATTATTACTTAAAAAATTAAGACCCAACTAATTATAGATATCAAAGGTTAAAAAAAACATGGCTAATAAACAATATTTTGGCATACGTTATCCCATTACATCTCAGGATTATCAAAAATTTTATGTGGATTTAAATAATTCATTAAAAGGTAAAGTAAAAAGCCAATTAATGCATGTTATATTCACCCCAAAAGGTCAACGTTTAAGGAATCCCGAGTTTGGTACGGATTTAATTAAATATATTTTCGACCCAAGTGATACAACTACATGGGAATCTGTAAAGAATGAAGTAAAAGATTCTGTTAGTAGATGGGTAAACAATGTAAAGATAAACGATATACAAGTTGTTAAAAATGTAGAAAACGACTTAGAGATTTACGTTAGAGTAGATTACGAAATAAATGTAGGAAATAAAACTACTACAGATAGTATGGTTGTACAATTATAATTTATGGAAAAGAAAATTAATTATTTAGCAAGGAATTTCGAAGATATCAAAAGTGAACTAATAAATTTTAGTAACAAATATTATCCAGAAGTTTCTGATGACTTTAATGATTCAAGCGTAGGTGCTTGGTTTATAGACTTAATGAGTGCTGTAGGTGATGATTTATCTTATCACACGGATAGAATGTACCAAGAGACTAATATTAATAGTGCAAATCTAAAAAGTACTTTATTAAACATCGCAAGGACTAATGGTATAAAAATACCAGGCAGAAAACCATCTATGTGTGAAGTTGAGATTAGTGTTGTTCTTCCATTAAGTCCTCAAAACATTTCACAACCAAATTGGGATTACGCACCTATTCTAACCATGGGAAGTATTGTTTCGGCTGGTAATTATAATTTTGAAATCATAGAGGATGTAAACTTTGCTGAACAGTTTAATAAAAATGGTGTTTCTAATAGAAAAATGATAGCTA